AAAGTATGTTTGTCTATTATGCCTGAAATCTTTTCTGCTATATTCGAACCCGTAGCCCCAAATAATTTACTTAATATTTTGCTCATTTGTTATATCTATATATTTAGTTTTACCATTTTCTTTTATAGCTCTAAGACATCTTTTTCTGTTAGAATCTTCATCTACATAACTGACGTGAACCCAATCAGGACTATCATTTGTGCCAAACTCCCAAATAAGTTGGTCAAAGTCAAGATTATCTTTAATGTAATAATACATATAAGCATTACTAACGTGACCATAAATATCGTCAATATCAATAGCTCTCCCTTGACAATGTTGGCTTTTACTGCTGCCTCCAATAGCTTTATTAAGTTCTTCACATCTATAAAATGAGTTTATTTTTATAGGAGCATTAACAGCTTCTCTTAAAGGTTCAAATACTTTCTTAGCTACCATTTCCATATTTTGTAAGTGATATTCATTAGGCACATTATCTATACCTAAACGTAAAGCTGTAGCACTTCTAGTAGCTTCTTTGTAGCTTATATGTTTACTTATTTTATTCATTAGTTAGTACTTGCTCTTCTAGGTTTATTAATTCTATTTATAGTATTCTGTATTTCTAATCTAGTAGCTTTAATTTGTAAAGATATATCTGCTACATATTGCATCCTTACTCTACCTGATTTATCCATAATAACAATTACAGGTACAGCCATAATAGAGTTCTGAACATCTCTAGGCTGGTCTTTTAAGTAACTAAACTTAACTGTAGCTCCTGTAATATCACTTAAATCGTAATTATTCTTTTTATTCCATTCTGCATTTATTTGCAGAACTGTTACGTCTTGACTATATACAGAGACCGCAACCAATACACATATCGCACATAATATTAATTTTTTCATTTACTAATTATTTCAAATAACTTATCGTCTATTTTCTTTAACGCATCTGAGTTTTCTTCTACTTTTTTACCAGTATTCATTATTGTCTCTCTTACAAGCTTTTCTTTTAAATCATACTCTGTTCTTGAAATCTCAGGTTCTGGTAGCTTCTTAGCCTCCTCTATGTCTGCTTGTAAGGCAAACCACATTCCTATAAGGGTAGATAATCCCACCCCTATAGCAATAAGTGTCTTTATACTAATTTCAAATTTACTGTCTTCGCTTAATTCACTCATAGTTTTTTAGTTTTTTGAATAGTATATACTATTGTGCAGATTAGAAGTATAATTTTTAACCATACCTCAACCTCAGTTAATGATACTAGAAAAGCCATTGAGTTTATAAGGTATATCTTCATATCTGCAAAATCCATAGCGTTATTCTTTATCTTCTTTTATTTCCTCGTAAGAACCATCTTGCAAGTTGATATTTATTTTACCATACTTTTCTTCTAGTTCTTTCTTTACTTTGTTAGATTCTTCTCTAACTTGACTTAAAGCGTGTAATAGATTATGCTTTTGCTCATCTAGTGTACCTAAGTCGTGCTTAATAGCAGAAACTTTCTTTTCTGATTCTAACAATGATTCTAATTCTTCTTTACTAATTTTTGACATTTTATTAAATTTATAGTTATATTACAAATATATTAAATTAATCCCAGTCAGGACGTAATGTTTCGTCTATAGGATTCTTTTTTAGTTCTATTTGATTGTCTATGTTTTGTTTCATTGCTTCAACGTCTAGTCCAGCTTCTAACCATCCTACTACATCTTCTTTAGTTAAGTCAACGTATTCTATAAATGGTTCTTCAGGATTGTATTCTACACCTAAAGTACCTATTAAACTTGCTGATACAGGTTCTTCTGAATCGTCTTGACCTATAAAAGTATAGTGTACTGTATAGATTACATTGTCTAAGTCGTCTTCGTGGATTTTAGCATCTAATGCGTTTATTCTCCAATTGTAAGTATTTGCCATATTTATTTATTTATTTAAGGTTGACCACATAATATGTTTGTTATTGCTCCTGATGAATTTACTGTCATACTCATAAGATATGAACTATCTATACATCTTGTTGTTGCTTCGCTTGAACCCACTTGATAGTAAGTTCCTGCTGCTAATGTTGTTGTTAATGCTGTATCTGTATATATTACATCTCCATTTGACAAATCTATAGCATTTCCAATACTTGAATCATAATAATAATCAGAAAAGTTAGGATAAGTTTGCCATACATCTGTCAAAACACCGACATAAGTAATTCCATAAAACTCAGAATAGCTATGAGGAGCAGATTGGTCTACACCAGCACCTTCATATATCTTTACTAAAGAACCTGCTTGTGGAGTAGAGCTACTACCAGACAAAGGTGCTTCAGCATTAGAGCTTCTACCTGCTTCTGTGTTTATTTGACTTGCCTTTATTTCTCCTGAACTTGGTAATGCCATTATTTACAATTACATTTATTATTTTCTAATCTTTCTACTTTAGCAGTTAATTCTTTTATAGCTTCAATTAATATACCTGTTATATTACCATAAGCTACAGATTTCATTCCTTTATCATCTTCTCTTACTACTTCAGGCAATATCTTTTCTATTTCTTGTGCTATAACACCAATAGATTTTTTGTCTTCTCCTATTTTATTAAATTCAACACCTCTTAGTTGATTTACTTTTTGTAAAGAATTGTCTATTGTTTTTATATTTTCTTTTACTCTTTTATCTGAATAAGCCGTAACATCACCAGCAAAAGTTGCGTTGCCAGAACTGTCTATACTTAAGGCTGTTTGTTGATTTGTTCCGTCATTTTCTAACTGAATAAAATTAAAAGTTCCTCGAGTTGTAGCATCTCCCCAAGACCAAAACCTTGCACCAGAACCACTGTAGTCAATAGCAGTAGCGTTATATGTGTAAGTTCCTGCTGAACCTGGCGAAGTTAAATCATTAGTTATAAATGCTGCACCATTAATAGTCATTTTTTGTTGAGGATTTGTGTCTCCAATTCCTACGTTTCCATCAGTATCAATTAACATTCTGTTTGTGTAAGAATTATTTGCATCGTTTACCTGTCTAAACAGTAATCCTTCTCCTGCTACACCAACAGCTCTCATTTCCCAAGTTCTAATATCAGCAGTTCCACCTGCTGCATATAATCTAATAATAGAATCAGCACCACTTCCTGCAACTTCTAAATTAGTATAAGGAGAGGTAGTCCCAATTCCTACGTTGCCTCCGTTTTGAATCCAAAGTGGCGCTTGTGCTGTGTTTATATTGTATAATCCAAATCCAGCGGTACCAAAAGTACCATTGAATAAATAAAAACCATTAGCGCCCCCGACTGCCTCCCATCTCATACCATTTTGAGAAGTTCCTCCATCAATAGATATTTTGTTTGCGCCAGTATCAGAAATTACTAATTTTGCATTAGTAGGCGAAGTCGTCCCGATTCCTACGTTTCCTGAACTGTCTATAATCATTCTTTGTGCCCAAGTAATTGCAGAATTTGCTGTTCCTGTACCTGAATTTTGGAAATTAATTACATCATCATTAAACCAAATTCTACTTGTTGCGTGTGCTGAAATTCTTTGTTCTGCATTAGCTGTTGTAAACTTAAAGTTTGTTCCAATACCGCCATCTGGATTTGCATTATTAGCTCTTCCAAACATACTTAAACTGCCAAATTGAAAATTTCTCCAAGTACCTGCTGAATTTTCAGCTTGTGCATTTAATCCAAAGTTTCCATTACTATCTATACGCATTCTTTCTGAACCTCCATTTGTTGAAGTGTCGGTTGTATGAGTATAAAACCTAATAGTAGTTGCAGCATTAACTTCCCAAACATTTCCACCAATAATTACATCATTTTCTCCATTTGTAGCATATGAACCTATCAACATTATACCCGCAGAACCTGCTCCATTTCCAGACCCAGACGCTTGATTGTAATGGGTGCCAGCTAAAACTGAATATTTATTAGTTCCGCTTCCACCAACGCCCATTAATATAGTTCCCCCATTTGTATTACCCGGATGCGCTACTTGTAATTTAGATTGAGGCGAAGTTGTTCCAATTCCTACGTTTCCATCTTCTTGGACTCTAAACAAAGTATTTGTTCCACCATCATTTCTTACAACAAATGCTCTTGTAGTTGAATTATTGTCATTATCAATGTCCATTCTAATACTCCCATTACTTATAATACTTTTATTATCTCCAATTGTAATATTTCCTGAACTGTCTATACGCATTCTTTCTAAATCATTTGTCAAGAATTGAATATTAGCAGCACTTCTTTGCCATATACGAATATCAGAACCATCTACTGTTATTCTTTTATTAGAATCCACAAGTTGGACATTTCCGCTGTTTACTGTTACGTTTCCATCAAAAGTTGCGTTTCCTCCAAAAGTTGCACCTGTATCAACTGCTAAAATACCTGCACTTTCATTATCACTTATTCTTAAATTTGCACCATCACCATATATATCCCATTTACCAGTTCCACTACCACCATACACTCTTACATAGTCACCAGACGATGAACTACTACTTGTTAAATCACCATAAAGTGAAACTGCTTGAATTGAACCTGTACTTATTACACTACCATTTGCATTAATTTTAAACTTAGAAGTACTTCCTAATCTAAAATCTGCTATATAATCAACTGGTGTATTGTCACAAGTAACTAATAAACCATTATGTGAACTTGTAGCTGTGTTTACCAATGAAACAAATGGCAAATTTGCCGTAGAAGTACCTTTAACACTAAAAGCTCTACCACCTATATTTTCACCAACATAAAGACTACCAACAACTGTTGCATCTTCTAAAAACTTAGTGTCTCCATTAATAAACAATTCATCTGCTGTTGAATCCCACTTTATATAACCATCATCATCAACACTATTACCAAAATAAACTGATACATTATCAGACATTTGAATTGACCTACCATAAACCACTCTTGATTCACTACCATCTACTCTAAAATACTCTACAGTATCTCCAGAGCCATTATCATTTTTAAATATTATGTCAGCATCGTCTGTAGTTTGTTCTATAATTAAATTACCTGTTCCGTTTTGAACATAACCATCTGTTCCATCGTGATATATTTGTAAATCAGAGTCATCACCAAAATTTATTTTTTGGTCATCTGCCATTATAATATCATTAGAACCAGATGTGTTGCCATTAGCTAATATCTCAGATAGTGTACTGCTTATTTGTAAAGAATCTACATAAGCTGTTGTAGCTACCTTTGTTGAATTATCACCAGAACTTTGAGTAGTTGCTGTAACCCCATCTGCTAATACAGAAGTTGCAGTTACATTACCTGTAATGTCTCCTGTTACATTTCCTGTTAAGTCACCAGTCACATCTCCTGTAACATCTCCTGTAACGTCTCCAGTTAAATCTCCAGTTACATTACCCGTCAGATTACCTGTAACATTTCCTGTTACATTACCTTCTAAGGCAGCAATTAAAGTAGCTTGAGCATATCCTGTTCCACTTGTATTTACTGTTGTAGTAGGTTCAACTTGTAAGTCTTTAAATAATCTGTATTTGCCTGTTAGAGCTTCTCTAAACAATCCCGAGTATAGTGTAGTGCCTGAAGGAGTATATTTGCCATAAAAACCTATGTCAACTGCATCTGTAGAAGTGTTATTGTTTGCCAATACAATTAAAGGGTCTTTTACTGTTAATGTATCTGTTCCTACTGTTGTAGTGCTTCCTTCTACTACTAAGTTTCCAATTACTGTTAGATTGCTACCTATCTTAGCATCTCCATAAACGTGAAGGTTTAATCCTGATTCAGGCGTTACTCCTATTCCTACTTGAGTTGTTGAGAGATATAAAGGAGAATTATTGCCAAAACCATCAGTTAATTGTTTAGCACCAACTGTTATATTTCCGTTATCAGAGAACTTTACAAGCGACTGATAAGTGTCTTTTATTTTATTTCCTGAAAGTGTAGCCATTATTCAAAACAAGTTGGTTGTGAATCAATATGTAAAGTGTTCTCGTTTGCAGTATCACCCCACTCGGTGCTACAGTATATCTCTGCCCAATTTATTGTGTTTGCCATTATCTTTCTTTTTTAAATAAGTTAATAATTTTTTTACGTTAACCTCTTTAGGTTTGTAGTTCTTTTTTATAATACCCATCCGTGAAATCCTGTATCTTTGTCTGGGTAAATATCTTGATTAGAATTACTATAATACTCATCAAATTTAGATGGTGCATTATAAGTCATGTAATCTATAAATCTTTGAGCATAATACTCAGCAAAATCTCTCTCCTTTTGAATTAAGAAATCTATTTCTTCTTTGTTTGCTATCTGACTATTTTCAGCATTGTGTTTATATACACCACCATTTGATATAGAGTATGCTGCAAATGGCAAGTATTCTACCATAGCAAAGTGTATAAGCATTGGTTGTATATAGTCATTAACTAAAGCCAAGTAATCTCCACTTAAACTTCCTGCTATTATATCAGAACTTATTTTATCGTATAAATCTGTGCCTAAATAATTTTGTACATGAATTTCTTGTGCCAAACTAATAAACTGTATAAATTTATCTGTATCTACATTTGAATTTAATGCAGTATTTTTAACTAAATCTGACCTTTTTATAAATAGTGCTGTTGCCATTATTCTTCTATATTTATTTGTTCTTCTATTTCTTCACTATCTTCCTTTTTTATTCCTGTTTCTTTTTCTATCTCTGCATCTGTAATAGCATTTGTTAAATCAGTAAATTCTAAAGGTTGTAATGTTTTAAAGTATATATCTAATTCAATTCCATTGTACATCAATACTTTTTCTAGTTCATCTAGTATGGTAACTTGCATTGGTCTAATAACTGTATTATCCATAAGTAAAGATGCTGTTTGTAATTCTTCAGCATTATTACCTAAACCAGTATTGTCTTTTATACCTACAAGCATAGGCGATACAATTCTGTGTGATACCATTACCTTTCTCATAGATTCATCGCTAAGAAACTTATATTGTTCATGTGCATCACTTAGTATAACTGGCTCAATACTTGCAGACAGTTCTTTGCTATCATTAAATGCCAATATAAATCTACCAGCATTAGAAGACCCACTAAACTTTTCTTGTATGTTTTGCTCAATCAAACTTCTCTGTTCTTCTGTAGGCACACCATTATTAAAGTTTATAAGCATACTTGGTGCAAGACCATTCTGTATATTGTTTATATGATAGTTCGCTATCTCTTCTTCTAATTCGGCATACTGTAAACCTCCTTGATAATCTACTGGTGAATAATAATAAAATCCAGCTCTATAAGGTTTAATATATAGTATTTCTAATCCTGACTTGCTGGTTCCAAATGCAGGTATTCTTTTAGGCTGTGTTTTAAAAGTAACGTCTGACCAATCTTTAGCATAGTAATAACCTTGTATTTCACCCTTGTTATTTGCCTTCTCTGCCCTTAACGTCTCTACAGGTATATGTTCTACTTGTACAATCTTTTTTCTGTCCTTAGAATAGATTATTTGAATTGCAGCCTGACCCATCATTTTGTAATCGTAGCATACTTTTTTCATACAAGATTTAGTAAAGAGCTCTTTCATTTCTACATAGTCAGCTTCTTTTTCTTTACTGTCAACTGCATCAATTCCTTTTCCATATATCATTTCAGCAATACCATTAATAGCAGCATTATTCGTAGGACTGCCATTATATCTGTCTATTAAATAGCTAAAATAATTATTATCATCTCCATACTCTACCCAATCTCTATTATATTGTTCTTTGATTTCAGGTCGTGTATAAGACGACATATTAACTATATGTATCTTTCCTTTTTCTACTTTTGGCAACGGTTTACTATTGTATCTTTTTTTTGCCATTTTATTTACTTTTCTCATATTATTACAAAATCGTTATCGTATGTGTTTTCTGTAGTGTATTCTCCAGAATGTACATCAAAGGTATTAAAATTAGTTTGGTCTGTGCAAAAAATAGAGCCTCTATATATAATTACAGCACCATTTTTAATTGCAAATGAATAAAATCTACCTTCTACTAATGAAAAACTACCTGTAACAGTCATATACCCATTTGAATTAGTTACAGAAACACTAACAGTACTTGTAGTTCTTTTAGATTTATCAGTTAGTTCAAACGTAACTGAGCTTTGTGCACTTCTAGGAATTACCTTAAAACTCTGAGCACCTGTTGATGTTGTTAATACTACCATATTATAAGTAACAAATAATCGTTAATTTGTTTTCATAAAAAAAGGGATACCGAAGCATCCCTTAATTTAACCCAATTAAATTTAGTTATTATGAATTAGTACCTACTGTTACTGTAACAGTTGCACTAGACATTCCAGCGTATGGGTCAGCAGATGTAGGCGATGCTACAAAGTTAGCTGGTTTTACTTCCATAGCAGATAAACTAAGTGTATAACCACTTAAATCTCCCATAGCAGCACCAGTAACTATAGTTCCTCCTGATACATCAGCTCCATGCTGTAATCCCATTAGAAATACATTACCATTGTAATCTTCAACAGCAACATGAGGTCTTCCGTAAGCTAACAATTTTAATTCTTTATTGTCTTCTTTAGAAAGCTTATGTAGTGTTAGATTCAATGTTTGTTCAAAGAATGTAGTTCCGTTTTCTCTTGATGATGTAATGTTTTGTTCAAAAGATGAGTTTCCTTTTACTTCGTATTTGAAGGCAGTGAAAGTTCCAGATAAATCTGTAATTTCATCGTCAGTTTCTGTAACCGTACCTAAATCTCCAAAATCAGTAAAATAAACAGCTCTTATGCCACCAACAACATCTTTACAAGGTTCTTTTCTACCTAATGATAAATCGCAAGCCATAGTTTATTATTTTTTATAAAAAAGGGTAAGTAGGCATTTACCCACCTACCCTAATTTTTGGTTAATTTAATTTATTAAGAATATAGTACAATGTCAGACCCTATTCCATACTGAACACCAGCAGTAAATCTCATAACAACTCTTACGTTTTGAGAACCATCTAGGTCAGCCATATCGATTAACTTAACTTCGTTGTGGTCAGATAAAAGACCTGTTCCGAAGAATAAGTTAGATTTTTGAGCAGCAACAGCTCTGTTGTCAGCAAGTCCGTTAGCAACAAATAATTTTACACCATCAAAAGATAATGCTCCATTTTGCCACCACATAGTACCTTGATTAGACACACCATTTGCTCCAATGCTAGATACATTTTCAGTACCAGCAGCATTTTCTAAGATTCCAAATCCTCCTAAAGCTCTTACATAAGCTCTAGCGATGTTTTGAGATACATAGATGTATAAATCTTCTTTTCCGTATAGTGAAGAAGGAATAGCATCAACAATAGCCCCTAGTTGAGCAATAACATTTGAAGATGTTACAGTTGCAGCAGCAACGTCAATAACGTCACCATCAGCAGCTAATAAAGTTGTAAATCCATCGAATTCACCAGCGTTTCCGTTAACACCTTTCCAAATGTTGTTTTCTGTTTTTTCAGCAACTAATCCAGAAACGTGACCAATTAAGTAGTCAGAGAATTTTGGAGGTAGGTTGTCAAAAGCAGAGTATCCCATTTGTACAGCTTCCCAGTCACTTCTAAAGTCTTTCTTACAAAGCTCTAGGTTTACTTGGAACTCTTCTGGTTGAAGGATTCTTTCAGTTAATGTAATAGTTGCAGTATCAGTGAAATCACAAGTTGCGTCTTTGATTACGTTAGCATCAGTAGCAATTTTCTTGATTACTTCTTTGAACTTTACATTTGGTTTGATTTCAATACCACCTCTATCAAGTGTAACACCTGATAATAAAGCAGCAGAAATGTACTTGCCTGCAAATTCGCCAGCATAAGTACTTGTAATTGATGTAGTAGTAGCCATTTTTTAATTAATTTTAGTTTTTAGTTTATTTTAAATTAGCAATTCTGTTCATTACTCTATCTCTAGTGTTCATAACTCTGTTTTGACCAAAAGACTTAAAGTTTTGTTTTACTTCCCCTTCAGGGTTGTGTGATATTGGTTCTGAAGCTGGTTCAGCAGATAACTTTTCTATTTCTTTTTCCATAGATAGTTTTTCCTCACTGTAACCTAATTTCATTTCCTCAATCATTTTCTTTAGTTCAGAGATTTTAGAATCAAATTCGTCTCTTCCAACGTATTTTGTTTCATCCATCTCAATTTCTTCAGAGGCTTCCTCTATTACAGGAACTTCCTCTTGTAACTCTTCAGAAACAACTTCTTCAGAAGACAACTCCTCTTTTACTTCTTCTTCTTGACAAGCAAGTTCAGTAAGTTCTTGAGATAGTTTTTCTTCTTCTTTAACTTCTTCCGAAAGATTTACTTCTTGATTCACCTCAACTTCTTTTACTTCATCCTTTTTAACTAATGATAGTTTTTCCATGATGTCGTTCAAAATTGATGTAGCTTTAGTGTTTTCCATAAATTTCGATTTATAAATTAATTTATCTTAACTAATTAACTGTATATAAAAACCTTGTTAGATTTTTATGCTTTTTTCTGTATTATAAACCATTCAGAACCATCTGACCATACTTGTATACCCTCAAACTCTTTATTGATTACATAAGCACTTGTAGAACCATCTAATGTTTGTGAGTTTATTGGTGTTAACTCTACTCTTGTTGCAGTATCAAATCCTCCATTGGAAATAAATCTCATAACTCTATTTGTGTTATCAGAGGCAGAAGGCAAGTTTAACGTCATTGTTCCATTACCTCCACTCCAAGATAATCTTATAAGCATAGAATTAGAATAAGTGGAATCTGATAAATTTATTGTATCTCCACTAGATACTGTTAAATTAGTAGGAATTAAGTAGTTTTCAATTTGACTTATTGTAGCTTTTTTTGTTGAACCACTCTGTACTACAGCTATTAAATCAGTTTCCTGTATTGATGATATTGAATCTAATTGTGATATTTTTTTTGACATTATTTATAATTTTATATTGTTACCGTTTTCTTGTAGTATGTTTGCTCCTGATTCTAACAATAAAACACCTACACCTGATATTCTTCCTACACCTTGACTTCTTAAAGTGCCATCACAACACTTTCTTGAGTATGTGCCATCTTTACACATACAACCTCTTCTGCTGCCACTTGGAACAGCGTTTCCTAATGTTTCGTTGGTTTTACTCATTTCTTACTGCTTTTAGGATGTTTAGTTGGTAATAAATCATAATCAGTTGTGTACTTAGCATTTTCTGGTCTTCCGTTTCTTACTAAATACATAAAGGCATTTACTCTAGCGTGTGCCCACTGTGAAGGTGATTTAACATTTGGTGAATGACTTGTGTTGTATGCTCCAAGTCCTCTTTGAAATACTGAAGCTAGCATACCAACAGTTATGCCATAACCTAGCTTTTCTTTATACCTTTCATTAAAATCATCTGCTTTTTTCTTCAAGGAAGCTCTATCTTTTTCTGATACCTTAGCACCTCTTTTCCCAGAAGCATCTCCTTTTGCAGTTCCTTTTCCTTTAGGATTAGGATTAGGTGTATCAGATTTAGGTGCTTTAGGACTTTTTCTTATTGCTCCATCTTCTCCTACTTCTGCTAGTTTGTGTTGTTCACAAGGCATATACCAAGTTTTACCTTCAAGTTCGTGTTCGTGTATTCCTTTACAATCTAAATCTTTTGCCATTTCTTCAGCCTTTTCTTTACTTGAATAAGCTAATCTATCATTTATAATTGCATGGTCTTTATCTACAACCATAGATGCCATTTTTAATTCACCAAGCTCTCTTAGCTTGCCTCTTGACCAGTTTAGACCTGCTTTACCACCCCATAACAAATAAGATATAGTTCCACAAGCTTTACTGTCTCCAGCATCATAATACGTTTCTGCTCTTGATAAATAAGAATACATCCTCTTAATTGTTGA